GTGAAGCGGTAGCTCCACATCGTATCGTAACTATTGAAATGTTGGAAAGTGACACTCCTGAAGACATGGGTTTTCGGGAGAAGATCAATCCTTCTACTCAAGAATTTCTTCTTAAAAATGGAGAGCAGATTATGTGGAAAACTGATGTAGTTCCTGAAGACAGTAAAGTTAGGGATACATACATTAGCTACGATTCTTCTGTTCCCATTGATGGAAATGGTGTTACTACTGAACGTAGTCTCACTAGCAACGACTTTCACTTTGTAGGTGCAGCCGATGTAGACATCTCCATTAAACAGAAGTAGTTTTTAGTAACTTTGACAAGGGTATCCTCAGTAATGGGGATACTCTTTTTAATCTCTAAATCAATAGCTTATGGAAAAGAAAGTATGGATTTACGATCTCGAACAATTCGAAAATTTTCACTCAGGGACATTTGTGGATAGAGATGACAAAAAGAATCACAGAGTATTTTACATGCACAAGAGTAAGGATCAAAGACACGAGTATTTTGAATTTCTAAGAAATGAAGTCAGTGGATTAATAGGCTTCAACAATGTGAATTATGATTATCCATTAATACATTATTTTCTGAACATAATGGATATGGAGAACTCATTAAGTTCTTATACTCAATTAGATGTACTATTACGTAGTATGCATAATGAGTCTCAAAGGATCATTAAAGAAGAGTATTCAGCTATACCAGATTGGAAGACAAGGATACCACAATTAGATTTATTTCGCATACACCACTTCGATAACAAAGCTAAGAGAACCTCTCTAAAAGCTGTTGAAATTGCGATCAATTATCCCAATGTACAAGACCTGCCATTTGAGTGGGATCATTGGGTTGAAGAAGATGAGATCATAGATATTCTCAACTATAACATGAATGATGTTCAAGCTACTCTTGCATTTTATTTGCTGAGTAAGGACATGATTGATCTAAGAAAATTACTATCGAACACGTATAATATTAACGTTAGAAATGCTAATGATCCTAAAATTGGACAAGAGATATTCGGTAGACAAATTGCTAGAAAGAAACAAGTACACTATAATGCAATAAAAGATATGAGAACGTACCGTTCGTCCATTAATCTTGGGAAATGTCTTTTACCGTACATAGCTTTCAGCAGTAAAGAATTTCAGAGCTTGCATAAGTTCTTCAAAGAAACTACAGTTCATACCACCTATAAACCATTTGAAAAGAGTGTTGTTTACAAGGGATTTAAGTATGATTATGGTGTTGGAGGTATTCATGGATGTATTGATTCAGGAGTATATGAGAGTACTGATACTCACATGATTCTTGATATTGATGTAGCAGCATATTATCCAGCTCTTGCTATCCGCAACAAGTTCTATCCTCAACACCTCGGACCAACGTTCGTAGAGGTGTACAGTGAGTTATTTGATACAAGGATGGAAGCCAAGAGGACAGGCAATAAACCTGTTAATTCAGGCTTAAAACTTGCTTTAAATGGAGTGTATGGTAAGAGTAACGACCAGTACTCTCTATTCTATGATCCACGTTACACCATGCAGATTACAATTAACGGACAATTACTACTGACCATGTTAGCAGAATGGCTCGTAAATGAAATTAAGGATATTACTATGCTCCAAGCAAATACCGATGGGATCACTATCAAGATGCCTCGGAGCGAATACGATAGTGTCATGGCTGTTTGTAAAGATTGGGAAATCAGAACAGGTATGATACTTGAATATGGTGAGTATAAGAAGATGATAATTAGAGATGTAAATAATTACCTCGCACAAACAACCGATGGATACGTTAAACCTAAAGGATGCTTTGAGATAATTCCTATGCAAAATGGAGCAGTTGCTTATAATAAGAACTGGTCAATGCGTGTAGTTCCTAAAGCTATCCATGCCTTTTATCTTGAAGGGATACCGATTGCAGATTTTATTCACAACCATGATAATATTTATGATTATGGAATTGGATTTAGAGCGAGAAAGGATTGGAACATTGTCTATACTCATATTAAAGATAACGTTAAAAGGAAAGACATCCAACAGCGTACTATTAGGTATTATGTTTCCTCCACAGGTGGTTCAATCACGAAACAGAACAAGGATGGTAGGGTTATCTCGCTTGAATCCGGACGAGCTGTAACTATCTTCAACAGATGGTATGGTGCTCCAATGGAACACTTCAATATTGATTACAACTATTACATAGCAGAAGCAAATAAGATTAAATATGCTGTCGATGACGGTCAAATAAAACTATTTTAATTATGGGAAAAGGAGCAGAAAGATCAACCCAAAGAAAAATCAAAAGACTTGTGGATCAACTCAATCGTTGCAGAGGCAATGGAAGAATGGCATACAATCTTAATCATCAAATTGAAACCCTTAAAAATTCAAAGTAAACTATGGCAAACAAACTTAAAGATGAACTTCAGAGCAAAGCTCTAAAAGAGTTTATCAAAGCTGGTAGTAGAGGTACTATTGTCCTCGAAACTGGCTCCGGAAAGTCTAAGGTATCTATTGATTTCATTAAGACACTACAACCAACCACCATTCTGATAACTTCTCCAAGGACTAACTTGAAGAATAATTGGCGTGATGAATTGATAAAGTGGGGTCTTGAACCTTGGAGAGATAGTATCTGGACTTATAATGGTGTACGTCACACTATTATCATTGAGAATATCCAGACTTGTTATAAGTGGACTGAGAATAAATTCGGACTCATAATCATGGATGAAATCCATACAATGATGACTCCTGAGTATTCAAAGTTGCTTCAGAATAATGAGACTATGACCCTGATGGGACTAACTGCAACTCCTGATATTTATCCGGATAATGACAAGCAGTATTACTATAAAAAGTATTGTCCCATCATATTTGAGTATTATAATTCAGCAGAGGATGGACTGATCAATAAGACCAGGTTCTTCATTGTAAACCATGATCTCTCTAATGATGATCGTATCATCACTACTCACAAGGGTAAAACCTACGAGAAAGGAGAGTTAGAATTTTATGAATACCTGACTGAATCTATGAAGAGAGGTCAAGGACTCATGATGAAAAGAGGTTCTATGGATTGGTTTAGTGATGCAAGTCGATGGCTTTGGCAAGGTAAAGGCACACCTGAACAGAAAGGTGCTGCTGCTGTCTACATGAACGCTATTAAGGCTCGTAAGAATTTCTTACTGAACCTACCCTCAACAGGGAAAATCGCTAAACAGATTAGCGGTGGTATTCGTGCAGAATTTCCTAAAGCTAAGGTTCTGGTATTTTCTGAACTTACAGCTCAAGCTGACAAGATCAGTAAGATTACTGTTCATTCTCATCATTCTACTAAAGCCAATACGAAGTCCATTGAGGACTTTAATACCGGCTCAATCAAGGAGTTAGGGAGTTGTAACTCTCTGACGCTTGGGTTAAACCTTGTAGGTGCAACTCATGCAGTAATGGAGTCTTATATAGGCTCTGCGACCAAATCAAAGCAGAAGAAAGGAAGGTTAGACCGTCTAGCTTCCGATGAACATGCTGATATGTGGATAATCAGGGTTCCCGGAACGCAAAGTGACAAGTGGTTTGGCAACATGACCAAGAAGTTTGATTTGAGCGAAGCAGTGTATTTAAACAGTGACTTTATATTGAGGAACGACTTCGATTTTCGTAAATCTGAAATCAAGACCAAAGTCAGTAAATAACATCTGACAGGATGCTGAGGTAAAACTCGGCATCCTTTTACCAACCCTTTAAATATTCTAATATGATTGATCAGAGATACATAGCACTGATCGTAGAAGAGGGGATTGATTTTTATAATGCAATCCTCTTGATCCTTGTCTATGAGGAGCAATATGAACTTCTAAAATTAGCACATACCGATAATTTCATGACCTTTTCAACTGGTATTCGCAATCTTGAAGAGCGTGGATTCGTGAAATGGCATGGTGATGATCCTGAAGAGATTAGTTTACGTAAAGCAGGAGAAGAGAAATTTAAGAAATATGTAGGATTAAGAAAAACTACTACAACTGCCAAAGAGATTCAAGAGTGGATACAGACATGGAGAGATATATTTCCTGAAGGAGTTAACTCAAGTGGTTTCCGTTATCGTGGAGATCGAAGTGAGTGTATCACAAAAATGATTAAGTTTGTTAACACAAATGATTATACCATAGAACAGATATTCCAAGCTACAAGAGACTACGTAGAAAGATTTTCCGAAAAAGGTTATGCTTTTATGCAACAGGCACATTATTTCATCAAGAAACAAGGTGTAGGATCAACTCTCAATGCAGAATGTGAAGCATTAAGTGAACGCAAACCTATAAAGGAAGGAGAACGTTATGGCGGATCAATCGTCTAAAATCCTAAAGATGATCACCATTGAAGATGCGGCTCGAAAAGAACTGCGTTATATGCGTGGCAGGATGGACAATACAATTAATTCCCTAAAGACACCGTGGAAAAAGTTTGACAAAGCTGGTATGGACGGTATTGAATGGGGAACTATTATTACTATTGCAGGAATGTCAGGATCAGGAAAGACTGCGCTACTCAACGCACTTGAGACAGGTCTTTTCGAACTGAACCCTGATGAAAAATTCGCAGTTCTCTCTTTCAATTTTGAGATGATTGCACGAAGACTTGTCGGCAGAAAGATTTCCAACAAACTGAAAATGACTACAACTCAGCTTTACAGTGCTGATAAAGACGAACCGACAAAGAACTTAACAGAAGACACTTATAAGAAAGCATCAGAATATGCACATAGCATTAAAAATGCCCCTGTATGGTATGTTGACATTCCCGGTACAGTGCAAGAGATCAGAAATACGATTGAGCACTTTGCTATGGGAATGGATCAGAACATGGAGCGTGGTATTCTCGTTACCCTTGATCATTCAATATTAGTGAAGAAATTCGGAGAGCAGAATCAAATGCAAACTCTTTATGAACTCGCTGCTATGTTCAATGAACTCAAGAAAAATATTAAGGCATCATTTGTCATTGTGAGTCAATTAAATAGAGGTATTGAAAATGTAGATAGAATACAGAACAAGAATCTACACTACCCACAAAAGAGTGATGTCTTCGGTGCTGATGCACTGTATCAGTATTCAGACGTATTTATGATTATACATCGTCCTGAGATGTTAAATCTCAGAGCTTATGGACCACGAGACCTTGATGTTGCGGGAATTATATATTTCCACTTTATCAAAACTCGTGAAGCTGAACCGTTTATAGCTAAGATGAGAAACAACTTGAAATACAATGAAATTTTGGATTTCGAGTAGTTATGTTTAACCAAATTTTATCGTTATGAATATCATTAAATTTCTACTAATTATTAGTATATTAGTAGGTTTTCGTACTACAACTTCTGAGTGTTTTTCAGACGATTTTAGTACTGTTCTAACAGAAAGAATGACAGCTATTATCGAGTATGAAGATGCTTACGAAACGCTTGTAGACACTCTTAAATGGCATGAAGGTTTTAGAGCCTATCCATACCTATGTTTAGCAGAAGTTGCGACAGTCGGTTACGGTCATGCAATAAGAGAGATTGATACATTTGATTACCCTTTGAGCGAAGAACAAGCAGATAGTCTTTTGAGAGTAGATTTAGATTGGGCAATAGAATACGTCCGATCCACTACTGATCTTGAACATCTGCAACTTTTAGCCATTGCCCATTTTGTATATGCTCTTGGTTGTGGGAATTTCGATAGAAGTACACTCAAGGCTTTAATTATGGACGATCTACCTATAGATGGGGAAATAGTCAAATGGGTCCATATAAGGACTAAAAACGGTATCATACGCAGTAATCATTTAGTTGGTTCAAGGCGTATGGAGTTAGAACTTTATAATAATTCAGAAACATGAGCGAAATTATTGCAGTAGTCGGACAAACCGGAACAGGTAAATCTACTTCTGTTGAAAAGCTAAACCCAAAGGAAACGGTTATCATTGGTATCATTGATAAACCGCTTCCTTTTCGTGGCTGGAAGCAGCATTACCGAACTGGTAAATGGTATTTAACAGAACCTAACGTTACAGACGAAGGGAACTATGTTATTAGCCATGACTCAGCAATAATCGTAAAGGTTCTCAATTACATCAGTGATAAGCGACCTGAAATTAAGCAGATCGTTATTGATGACTTCCAATACATTATGTCCACCGAGTTTATGAATAGATCGGATGAGAAGGGTTGGGAGAAATTTACTGATATTGCGAAACACGTCTGGAATGTGATAAATGCTGCAAAGAGTCTCAGAGAAGACCTTAAAGTGTTTATCCTCAGTCATGACGAGATTATTACTGAGAATTTTTCACCCAAAAGAAAGATTAAGACAATCGGCAAATTACTCGATGATAAAGTTACACTCGAAGGATTATTTACTATCGTACTCTTTACGGATATTAAAAAGAACAAAGAGAATAGCGGATTAGAATATAGTTTTATTACTCAAAACGATGGAACGACTACAGCGAAGTCCCCAAGAGGGATGTTCGAAACCTTCAATATCCCAAACGATCTTGCTGCAATAATCGGCAAGATCAATACGTATTACGAAGGCAATTAACTTTATTTTTAATCCTTAAAATATTATAAAAAAATGGGATTTAATTCAAATGCATCTGACACAAAAGTTTTCAAAGAAGTAAAACTCTTCACAGGCATCCATAATTTGAAAGTTGTAGCTATTAATCCTACCAAGGAAAAGTTGGAGGAAATGGGTTACAAACCACAAAATGCTCCTAATTATTTGAGCACTGAAGGAGAAGGAGATGATGAAGTGAAGAAACTTAGACTTGATTTTCACCTTCTCGGTCAGAGTCCTGAAGGAGAGAAGATTATGACCAAAGTTGCTTTCTTCCTTGAAAATCAGTATAGGGTAAATAAAGATGGAGACAAAGCAGAATGGATCAATGATTTTGGTCGTACTGCTTGGTCAGCGAAAGGCTCTCCGGAGGAAGCACCATCACAGTTCACATGGTTCAAGCATGAGAGTGCAAGACGTAGCCATGTTGGAGAAGCTGATGTTCATCTGTTCCTTGTGAACTGGTTGAATATTGGTCCGGATGATGAAGCAAAGATGGATAATTTCCTCGCTCTGTTTGACGAGAACTATTCCGAGCTTCAAAGTATTCTCGCTAGTAACATTGACAATGAAGTACGTGTGCTCCTGAGTGTCAGGGACAACAAGTATCAGTCAGTGTATAATAAGTATTTTGATCGTGCCTCCAACCGTAGGACGAACTATTGGGATTCTCATATTAAGAATCAAACTGTCAATGGTTATGCTCTGAAGGAAGACTATCAAAATAGCTTTGCATTTCAAGAGTGGATTGAAGCAGCAGTGAAAACTGATGCTCCTGCAACTGAAGGTGGAAAACCAAAGGGCGACGATCCATTTTAGATCATAATTCGATATGGCATTTACGAAACAGGGTAATCTACTTAACAAGAAGAATATCCTAGAACAGCTTGATTCGTATCAACTGTTTCAAGCCTACTGTAAGAACTTCTCTGTCATAGACAAGATGTTCAAAAGTGAGTTTCGTAGTGACAATCGTCCGTCATGTCATATCATTATGTGGGACGGTAATCTTATGTACAAAGATTTCGGAGAGCCGAAAGGGTTCAGAGTATTTGACTACATAGCAAGGAAGTTCAACACGGATTTTCAAGGTGCATTGAAGATAATTAATAGAGACTTTGGTTTAAGTCTTGGAACTGATTCAGTTAAGAGTAGTGATCCAGCATTTGTAAAACCTGAGAAAGCTACTTTTGACTTGAATCAATTCGAGCAACAACCAACTATCATTAATGTTCAACCTCGTAGATGGACTGATGCTGACAGAGAGTATTGGGGAAGGTATTCCATACCACCCATGCTTTTGAAGCATCATAATATCAGATCAATAAGTGCTTACAGTATAGACAGCAAGTATAAAGATGATGTGCATTACCGCTTGAATCAATATACCCTTGCCTATTCTTTTGACTACTATTGGCACGAAGGTGTGTTTCGTAGGAAGATATATTTTCCTCAAATGAAGGGTAAATATCGCTTCGTATCAAATGTAAACAACACCATAGTACAAGGTTGGACCATTCTACCTAAACAGGGTAGTAATGTTCTTTTTGTAACCAAAAGCTATAAGGATATACTCATATTCAACCTGCTTGGTTATTGGGCAATCGCTCCCAACAGTGAACATTCGTTCATACCAGATAAAGTAATGGATAAACTGAAGCAACGATTCAGTAACATATACGTTTGGTTTGACAATGACAAAGGTGGTAAAGAAGGTGCTAAATCTTTCGCAGAGAAATTTAGTTTACCTTTCACCTTCAATCCCGATGGAGAGCCTAAAGACCCTTCCGATTTCGTAAAAAAGTACAGTTTAAAAGACTTCGATAAACTCGTAACTCAATTTCTAAAAAATGAAGGATATTACAGTGGTAATTCCGAAATTCGAGTATAGGTATCTTGTAGCAAAGAAGTCAAGAAAATCAGGAAGAGCAAGGTACTGGACCGTCAATGGTCAAGGACTTTATAATGCAACGCTACATTACAGATTAAGATCAAAAGTAACAAAGCATTACCACAAATATTTATCGAAGCATATAAAACAGCAGATTTCCAAAGAACAGATTGACGAGTTGAATAATCTTGTTTTTCTTGGTTCTTCCCATAAACTATCCGTTTCAACAGACATTTACGATGTACGTAGAGGCAGTATGCCTGACGTGAGTAATCTATGGTTATGGACTAAATGGTTTGAGGATGCACTACAGGAATCTAAAATCATTCCGGATGACAATCCGGATTATGTAATTGAAAGCGGTAGGATTCGTTATCATTTTATTGATAACCTTGATAATCGTAAAATCGTTTTCACAGTGAGACTTATTAACGCAAATATTAAAAATAAAAGCAACTGATCATGAGAGAAGTAGTATTAAAACTTACAACTCAAAAGGATTTGATCAAACATCAATCCGAAGCGTCAACTTTCGGTCAACTCAAAAAGGAAATGCGTCAGGTCAAATGGTCTGGTATGCGTGTCGTTGAGAGAGCATCCAAAGCAACTCTTCAGATGGATGATGCAGTGCTTCCACAAGGGGATTTCATCCTTTTCCTCGTACCTGAGAAGGTCAAGAGTGGAAGAAAGACAGCAGGTGGTACAGAAGAACTGTCCAAGCCTATCGAAGAGTGTTCCTACAATGAGTGTAGGAGTCACATGAGTTGGCTGAACAGGAATAAAGAGGCAAATCTGGATTTGTCCGGTGGTACTGCTGCCCTTCAGATGCAACTGAGCAAGTATTACAAGAAGAATCCTGCCGGTACATCTGCTACCAAGAAAGTAGCTCCTAAAGCTGCTGCTCAAAAGCCTGAACCTGCTCCTGAAGCAAAGCAGCCTTCTGAGAAATCAAAGAAGAAAGCGAAAAAGGCAAAGAAGAAAGGTCTCTTTGCAAAGAGGGAAAAGGAAGTTGTACCAACCGATCCAATCGAGATCATTGAAGAATCCCGTAACAGGATCAACAAGGCTGTTGATCAAATTGTACTGGATATGATTGAGAATGGTGGAACTGTACCTGCTGTACTTCAGTACACTGAG